TGCTTTTAGTAACAAGCGTTGGTTGCATTTCTTCATGCTATTTGTTCCTGTCATGGGTCTTTGGACTTCCAGCATTGGTATCATTGGTCTTGCCCTTAATCTTCGTGCTTATGATTTTGTAAGTCAGGAAATTAGAGCAGCAGAAGATCCAGAGTTTGAAACCTTCTACACGAAGAACATTCTTCTGAATGAAGGTTTACGTGCTTGGATGGCTCCAGTGGACCAACCACATGAAAACTTTGTGTTCCCAGAGGAAGTTCTTCCGAGGGGTAATGCTCTCTAAAAAATAAATAAGGGAGTTCTCTGAACTCCTTTTTTTATGTTCTTCATTCTTATAAGTTTCATACTCTTCGGAGTTTTTATGTTTATAATGTCCGTCACACAAGATCTATGATATCATCTACAACTCCATATAAACTTGCAGAGATTGTTAGAGACACTTGGCCCCAACTTTACATGCCACCAAAACGAATGTATAATACAAAAAGTGATAAGAAAAAAAATGTATGATTATTGGGTAGTGATAGAAAAATCAACAGGACGTATAATTGCCAATTGTGGAGATGAAAAGGACGCAATAATGATGGTTGAGTTTAACCTGCATAATAGATTTTATCGAAAGCAAAAGATTATTTTGGACCAGATAATTGATATTGTATCAACAACTGATAAGCAGTTGCCAGGTCAATTGGGTCTTCCAGCATATAAAGAATCGTTATCTTCTTCAAAGTCAGAAAAACTTCTACAAAAAAATGATGACATTATATTTGTTCCATAATGACAAATTACGAAATTGTAGATAATTTTTTGGATGCTAATGTTTTTTTGAAAATAAAAAATGAAATATTGGATTTCCCATATTTTCCCTGGTTTTTAAATAACTCTGTTTCGGGACAAAAATCAAATGATGGTATATACTTTACTCATATATTTCTGAATGATTTTGAGATCAATAGTGAAAAAATCAATATTTTAAATCCTATAATTGACAAATTACAATTCAAAAAACTTATAAGAATCAAAGCAAATTTATATCCAAAAACTGATCAATTGAAAATTCACAATTCTCATATTGATTTTAATGTTCCTCATATTGGTTGCATTTTGTATTTAAATACAAATGACGGAAAAACTATTATAAATGATGAAGTAGAGATTGATTCTATTGAAAATAGAATGTTGTTCTTTGAACCACATGTTCCACATAAAAGTACAACATGTACTACCAAAGATTATCGATCAAATATTAACTTTAACTATTTTTAAGACATGAAATTTACAATTTATTCAAAAGACGGTTGCCCATATTGCACAAAAGTTCAGCAAGTGTTAGAATTGGCACAACTACAGCATGTAGTTTATAAACTGAATACTGATTTTACACGAGAAGAATTCTATGCAGAATTTGGAGAGGGGTCTACATTTCCTCAAGTGATTGTAAATGACCAACATATTGGTGGTTGCACAGATACTGTTCAATATCTAAAGGAGCAAAATCTAGTTTAATGGATAATAATCTTCACGAAGTTTGTAACGATGTAGAAAAAGCAATTGATTATGCTTTTAATGGTCAATTTGTTTTGGGTTTTTATGATTACTTAAAAGTTCGTGGAACTAAAAAAGCAGAGGTAGAGCAGTTCATTGAAAGTTCTACTGCAAATGAAATTAACAATTTAGTAATGGATTTGGATGATTATCTTGAGGGGGGATCAGATGAAATTCATAAACAACTTCGTGAGGGATATGGACATATTCCAAAACCACAAGCAAGAAAAATAAGAAATTATCTATATGGTATTCTTGAGGATGCCTGGAGATATAGTCATGACAAGAGACCAGGAAGACGAAAGAAGCAAACTAAATAAATCAGAACTCCAAATTAATCGGGGTGTTGAGTTATTACTTAGGAATAGGAGGAGAAGATCAGAAAGACCAAAAACTTTTCAAGTGAAGTTTGGTAAAATGATCTCTCTTTTCCGTAGAGAGTTTCATTTCTTTATAGAATTTAACTTTGATATTAGAAGAAAATAAACTCTCTGGAGAAGACAAATGGAAACAGCATATGTCATAACATTCACTGTAATGTTCACGTTGCTCTTTTTTATGGTTGGAAGTATAATAGGTTGGTTAACCTATAGACACTTGGAAGAATCAAAACCTCCGTATTTACACCCAGAGTTTTTTGATGAAAATGGTCAGGTAATTCCTGATGAAATAGTATCAGTAAGATTTGAAAATGAAAACTATTATGACTACGACGACGAAGAGGAAGACGGCAACTGAAAAACAGATTGAAACTCTTCCAACAAATCCTTTTGTATTTGAAATACTAGAACTTGCTTCTAAGCAAAAAAGTAATGCAAAAAAAGTAGAAGTTCTTAAAACATATGAACATGATTCTTTGAAAGCAATTTTTATATGGAACTTTGATGAAAGTGTTATCTCACTCCTTCCTGAAGGAGATGTTCCATATGGCGATGTAAATGATCAAAATGTTTATTCAGGAACTCTTTCTGAAAATCTTTTTATGGAATCAAAAGGTGGAGAATCTGCAACAGGACAAGACTTAAATGCTCGCGGAAGAACTTCTCTTCGCAGAGAATATCAAAATCTCTATCATTATATAAAAGGTGGAAATGATAGTTTAACGACTATCCGCAGAGAAATGATGTTTATAAATCTGCTTCAATCTCTTCATTCTAAAGAAGCAGAAGTTCTTTGCCTGGTTAAAGATAAGAGATTAGTAGATAAATACAAGATATCTTTTGAAAATGTTAAAGAGGCTTACCCTGATATTACCTGGGGAGGTCGTTCGTGAGTAAAGTTGCGGAGAGAAAAATGACAGAGTGGGAAAATAAACAGAATACAAATATTCCCTCATCATATAATTGCCAAATATTATTAGAGAAAACTACTTTAGAGCAGGCAAAAGATATTTCTTTCCCAAATGACGCTTATTTGATTTGGTATACCGTAGAAGGTTCGGAACAACTTGATCTTGTCCGGGGATCGAGAGTTCGTATTTTTGATATGTATTATGATAAATATGGGCCAGGATCAATACAAAAGATAGATTTTGGGTACGGCAGAGTAAATCCTAAATTGTGGGGGTATAAGGCAAAAGAAGACAGAAAAAAAAGAAAATGAAAAAAATTATTCGTAAAATTAAATCAAATGTCTCTGCCACTCGTATGACATTTCTTTCTATTGCATGTGTAGTTGCAATAGGAAATACCTTAACAGGTTGGGGAGTTATTAGTTGGGTACTTTACATTCCACCTATTGTTTTGTCTTTGGCAGCAATTACTGGAGTTTGTCCTTTCAAAATTATATTTGAAAAATTTGGATTTAGAGCTGACTAAAAATGCATGTGTGTATTGTTGGAACAGGAGCTGCTGGATGGATATCTTGCAATGTTCTGAAATCAGTTCCTTTTATTAGAGAAATAACACTTATAGGTTCTCCTAACATACCTCCTATAGGAGTTGGAGAATCTACAACACTTTCTGTTATTAGGTGTCATAAAAATATAGAAGATCATGATATGAGGGAGTTTATAAAAACTTCTGACGCTACAGTTAAATATGGAGTATATTACAAGGATTGGTCTGAAAATGATTTTATCCATTCATTTAAGGCTTATGAAAAACCAAAACAATTGGACAATCTAAAGATCAAAAGTGTATATCAATACATGAGAACTTTTGGTAACAAGTCAAAAAATAAACCATATCATGATTTAATTAATAAAAATTTCTTTGATTTGATTAGAAATAATAAGGTTCTTCTTAGTCCAGAAGAAACACATTCTTGGCATTTTGACGCATCAAAGTATATTAAATATTTAAAAAATCTTGCTTTAAAGAATACAAAAATAAAATTAATAAAAGATACTGTTGTTGACTGTGTTAGAAATGAAAAAGGAAAAAATAAACTTCATCCATATACAATATCAAAGACTATGGATTATGGATGGAGATGGATAACTCCAGTTTGGTCTAGAGTTGGAACTGGATATGTGTTTAGTTCAAATCATACAAGCATTTCTAATGCTATTGATGAATTAATTGATGATTTGTATGAAGATGGAGCTGCTCCAAGAACAGTTGATTTTAATCCAAGATATAATAAAAAACCTTTTAAATTTAATACATGTAGCATAGGATTGTCTGGTGGATTTTTAGAACCACTAGACGCTCCTGGGTTAGCTTTTACATATGATTTTTCAGTAAAACTCCCCCAGTTACTATCAAAATATTATGACTGTACTGTATTTGGAGAAAATGAAAACTATTTGAGAGAAGTTGAATCTCTTAATGCTGAGTATGTTGATTCTATGAAATGGTGGACATCATTTATACTCTGTCAATATAAAACTTGTTATAGAGAAGACACTGATTTTTGGATAGACCAAAAAAATGTTCAATATGATTATTATGATGAAATAATGGAAAATATTGATTGTTTGGATGAAAAATATCCAAATAAAGAAGAAGATATTAATATGTTTACCTTTACTATGGCAGCAAAAGACATAAATTGGAAAACTAAATTAGAAATAGAACCTTTTGCTTTGGAAGATGAAGAATATCTCACCATAGACCACATAAAATGGATAGAGAGTTTTCACATTGATCATTGGAAATCGGTAGGAGAAAATGTATGAATTCTGGATTCAAAGATAACAATTTAAATGTTACAATAAATACTGACGAAGTAAAAAATTTATTGAAAAAATATAAAAAGATTAAAAAATATATGAAATCTTCTTTATATACTATTAAAACTATAGACGGAAACGAAAAAATTGTTAGAGATTTACTTGGAGACTTGAACGAAACTGATGGGTAAGCATTATCTACTTAACTTGTATGGATGCTCGTTTGTTCTTTTGGACGACGAGCGTTGTCTTATTGACTTGTTAGAAAACGCAGCATCTGCAAGTGGTGCTACTGTGGTACAGACAATCTCAAAAAAGTTTGAACCTCAAGGAGTGACCGTTTTGTGTTTGTTATCCGAAAGTCATATTAGTATTCATACTTGGCCAGAAGAAGGAACGGCAGCAGTAGATGTTTATACTTGTGGAGATTGTAATCCAAAAATTGGATGTGATATAATAATTCAACAACTTTATGCTACCAATCATACCTTGAGTTATATTGAAAGATAAATTGTAACAAAAGTTACAAAAGTGCTTGCATATATACTGTAACTAGAGGTATAATAATCCTCTAACGTTCATCCTATGACTAAAGTACTATAGGACGGAAGTAAGCCGACGCGGAACGGAACGTTCATCGGGAAACCGACGCAAACGCCGACTGAAGGAACGCTCTTTAACTTCAATTAAGGAGAACCCTAATGTCTAAAGTCGTTTATCGTGGTGTTGAATATGACACTACAGATCGCCCAAATCAAAATGTAAGACCACCAGCGCACGTAGAAATCTATCGTGGCGTTTTGTTTTATGTTGATGAAAATGGAAACAAACTCCATATGGAAAAATCCAAGGGAGGTGTAAAATGAATACTTACTTCGTTCGTTATCTCAAGAAAAAAGCAAAGAGGGAAAAACTTCTCCATGCTGCTCAGATTAATATGGCAAAGCAACCACAGATTGCTTAATGTGAGAGGGGACTTGACTCCCCTCTTTTTTTTACCTATAATTATTTTGTCAGAGTTTAAAAAATGGATAAAGAAAAACTCAAACTTATAGTAAAAAATCTTGAGTCCTTAGTAGAATGTCTCAAATCAGAAGTTTACTCTGATGTTGATTCATATAAGTACGAAAGAATTGCCCCTTACATAGAAGATTACGACGAGGTATTTTATGACGATGATGGATATCCAGACTGAATTTGAGTTTATGAAACCAGAAGTTAAACTCATTAGCGTTACTCCCGATGCAGAAAAGCACATGGCATATTGTGCTAGGGTCAGTAATCCCGCAAATCAAGATAATGAAAAATTTTCTGGACTATTAAAATACTGCATTCAACATCAGCATTGGAGTATTTTTGAACAAGCAACAATGACTGTTGAGATTAATACGACAAGAGGCATTGCGGCACAGATACTCCGACATAGGAGCTTTACATATCAGGAATTTTCGCAGCGTTATGCAGATGCAAATCTTCTTGGTGGTAGTATTCCACTCCCAGAACTTCGTAGGCAAGATAATAAGAATCGGCAAAACTCAATTGATGATCTTCCAGACTATTTGAAACTTACTTTACTAGAAGACATTCGCGTTTTGTTTGAGCAGTCTCAGAGGGTCTACAATCGCCTTCTGGAGAAGGGTGTGGCAAAGGAGTGTGCAAGGTTTGTACTGCCCCTAGCAACGCCTACACGCCTCTATATGACCGGTTCTGTAAGGTCATGGATCCATTACATTGATCTACGGTCTGCACACGGTACACAGAAGGAACACATGGAGATTGCAGAATTGATTCGTTGTATTTTTACCTGTCAGTTCCCTGCTGTATCTGAAGCACTTGGTTGGACTCGTGAAGGTTGTTCTGAATGTTCCGACGCCCCTTCCATTACTATTGAATAAATATCCCTATATCTTTATGTAATTTATGGCAACTTATCCTGTAGTCAATAAAGTAACTGGCGAACAAAAAGAAGTTACAATGAGTGTTCATGATTGGGACCAGTGGAAAAATGACAATCCAGAATGGGATAGGGATTGGAGTGATCCTTCAACATGTCCCAGTTCTGGAGAGGTTGGTGAAGTTTATGATAGACTTAAAAAGTCTCATCCTGGTTGGAATGATGTTCTCCACAAAGCTTCAAAAGTACCTGGTTCGAAAGTAAAATCAATTTAATTTTTTATATGGCAAGAAGAAGAAAAGAGGATCAACCGATTGGCGTTGGAATGACTGCTAAGCAAATGAAACGCAAAAAGCCAATCAATATCGACTTAATGAAAGACATTGATCCTTTAACGGAGAATCAAAAAAGATTGTATGAATCGTATGAATCCAATAAAAATATAAGATCTCTTGTAGCAACTAGAGAAATTGGATTTCTTCCTGGAGACCATGAAGATAAATCTTCTCTCTATCAAATTCCATATAAGAACATGGTTAAGTACATGTTCCAGTTGCCAACGGATGCAGATTTTGAAATGCTTTATGGGAACTTAAAAACCCAAGGTACTATTAGTTTCTGGAGCACTTCTTTTATTCGTGGTACAACTCTGGATAATGCAATTATTATTGTTGATGAATTTCAGAACCTAAACTTCCATGAACTTGATAGTATCATTACTCGTGTCGGTGAAAATTCTAAGATTATGTTCTGTGGTGATGCTACCCAATCAGACTTAGTTAAAACAAATGAAAAGAATGGTATTATTGATTTTATGAAAATTCTTCGTGTAATGCCCTCGGTTGATATTATTGAATTCCAAGTTGAAGATATTGTAAGATCTGGATTTGTTAAAGAATATATTATTTCTAAACTGGAAGTTGGTCTATGACATTTATTCATCATAATTACTTAGGTGATCTTGAATTAGAAAAGAAAGAACAAAATGGCATCCGTCTCTACAATTTGCCAAATGGGAGTTGGGTGCCATCCATTACATCTGTGACTTCTTTTTATAATCGACAGATCTTTACTGAATGGAGACAAAGAGTTGGTGTAGAAAAGGCAAACGCAATTACAAGAAAGGCAACGGCAAGAGGAACTGATTTTCACCAAGTCTGTCAAGACTATCTTGAGAACAAAGAACTTGATTGGGCAAATTATCAACCCCTGACAAAGTTTATGTTCCATCACGCAAAACCTTACCTTGATAAGATAAATAATATTCATGCAATTGAAAGAACACTCTACTCTGAATATCTGGGACTTGCTGGAAGAGTAGACTGTATTGCAGAGTATGAAGGAGAACTTGCAGTCATTGACTTCAAGACATCCGAAAAAATTAAACCAGAAGAGTGGATTGAAAATTATTTCGTCCAAGAGATGTTTTATGCAGCAGCATATTATGAACTAACGAATATTCCTCCAGTAAAATTAATCACGCTAATGGTCACTCCTGGTGGCGAAGTTAAAGTATTTGACAAAAGAAACAAAAGTGATTATATTAAGTTATTAGTTCGTTATATTAAAGAATTTGTATCAAACAATCTTGGGTCAAATGGGAAATGAATTAGAAAAGGCATTAGAAAATAAGTTTTTTTGTCCTTCAAGGTTTGCTAAAGAAATTGAATTCTTAGTTCAAACAAATGAAGAAATGAATTACATTGATGCGATAGTTTATTTTTGCTCGGAAAATAATATCGACATTGAATCTGTTCCTAAATGCCATTTGATGCTTATAAAACTTATCTTGCTCTAAAAAATCACTTCACTAAAGATACTTACGATTACCATAAGTATGCTGGGAAGACAAGAGCAAGTTTGCAGTCTTTTTATAAAAGAAAAGATCGCTTTTGGTTTGAAAAACTTTCTAGGAGCAAAACTGAAGAGGAAGTTGTTGATTTTTTTGTTTCAAATTTCGTATCTTCTGATGATCCTACCAATTTATGGATTGGCAATATTATTAGAGAAGGTGAAGATACTTATAAAAGGTGGCAAAAAAGAAATCAGTCTCTAACTTACTTTTTCAAGCAAGAGACTGAGAATTTATTTGGAGAAAATAAGGTGGATGATGTTTTTGATTGCTCAAAAGGACATCCGATTATACTTAAGAAGTTTTTAACGGGAAAAATTTCACCAGAAACAATGATCATTTATGATCGAATTTTTGGATATTTGAATAATTTTGACAAAAAACTTAAAGATCCTGTCTGGGAAACTGTTAGCTTAAAATTAAAAAAATATTCTTCCTTCATACATATAGATGTATTTCATTACAAAAAGATTTGTAAGCAGATTATTTTGGAGGAAGCATGAGTTTTTTTGAATCTGAGGTAGTTCGCTCAGAGATTGCAGAAATATCAAATCTGCAAGAGCAAATTTATCAGAGTGTTTTTAAATTCCCTACGATGGGAAAAAAAGAAAAAATAACTCATGTCAATCTTCTACGAAGACTTTTAGATAAACAGCAAATTCTTTATACTAGATTGTGTCTTTCTGATGACCCAGAAGCAATACAAATGAAAAATAGAATAATAGAGTCTGCTAAATTAATGGGACTGCCTTCAAATGTTGATATAAAAATATTATTTTCTAACATGTCGAGACTCATTGAGACCATGCGAAAACAGATTGACAAGGCAGACGCGGACCTGTAGAATAATGAAGTACCAAAAGCCAAATCCAATTAATCCGAGGTATAAAAATGTCTTTTTCAGATCTCAAAAAACAATCCAAACTGGGTTCTCTTACTTCTAAACTGGTAAAAGAAGTTGAGAAAATGAGTACAACTTCTGGTGGCGCTGATGAGCGTCTCTGGAAACCAGAAATGGATAAAACAGGTAACGGTTTTGCAGTAATTCGTTTCCTCCCTGCACCAGAAGGAGAAGAACTTCCCTGGGCAAAACTGTATTCACATGCTTTCCAAGGTCCTGGTGGTTGGTATATTGAGAATTCTCTCACCACTATTGGACAAAAAGATCCTCTTGGAGAGTATAACCGTGAACTGTGGAACACGGGATCAGAAGCAAATAAAGAAACTGTTCGTAAGCAAAAGCGTAAACTGTCTTATTACAGCAATATCTACGTTGTAAAAGATCCTGCAAATCCTCAAAACGAAGGTAAAGTCTTCCTGTTTAAGTACGGCAAGAAGATCTTTGATAAAATTATGGAGGCAATGCAACCCGAGTTTGAAGATGAAACTCCTATCAATCCTTTTGACTTCTGGCAAGGTGCCAATTTCAAACTCAAAATTGTTAAGAAGGATGGATATTGGAATTATGATAAGTCTGAATTTGGTTCTGTTGAATCTCTTCTGGACGACGACGATGCTCTTGAAGCAATTTGGAAAAAGTGCTACTCTCTGACTGCAGTAACAGCTCCAGATCAGTTCAAAACCTATGAAGAACTTGAGCGTCGTCTAAACATGGTTTTGGGTAAGAAAACACCTCCAACCCAATCCCAATCTGTCGTTGCTCAGGAAGAAGAGTATGAATCTTATGTTGAATCTTACAATTCTTCCAAAAATGTAGAGAAAGAACTTGAAGAATCTTACAATCGTAGCAAAAACGTTCCAGAAGATTTGAGTCGTCAACTTGCCTCTTTGGGTTCCTCTACTAGTAGTGCAGACGAAGAAGATGAAGACGATGCTCTGAGTTATTTCCAGAGACTGGCAGAAAGTTGATTATTCGTAAAGTTTAATATTATCTCCTTTTTTCAGGGTTCTATCTACATATTGGATAGAACCCTGTTTATATGACATTATTTCTTCTATGTCATTTAGTATTACGTTTAGATAAACTGGTTTTAGTATGTAAATATTTCTTTTTTTATTTTCTTTATCTTCTTCATATTGATAATTTGTTATTTCTACTGTAATATTTGTTTTTGTAACTTCTTGACCTAATCCATAGTCATAGAATGTTATGCTATAGTTTTGATCAACTTGAAGACCAGCAGGCAAGATTAAAACGCCTAAACTGTTGTATACTTCAGTAGTTTCATAATGATGAGTGTCATATATTTTATCGTAAGTTCCATATTTTTCAATCAAATACTTGTCAAACGTAATTTGTGGCAGAGGCCATTCTGAGTACACATTTAATATGTTATTTGACAGTAATACAACCCAATCCAAAGTTTCGTCATCATAAAATTTAAATGCGACATTATCAGGTCTCTCGTCACCTATAATTTTATATTTTGTGAAAAAATTTAAATTTTCAACAATATCGTCACGAAGTTTTCCTCTTTTAAAAAGATTCTTTACCTGTATAAAGTCATTATTTGTAGATTCTGGCAATCTACTGACATAATTGAAATTTGGTACTTTGCTAAAGTATGGTGTTGCCATTTTAATATCCTACTCCTGAAATTGATTTTCCATTTTCATCGAAATAGTCGCTAGAATATACAGGCTCAAGTTCACTAAATTGTAAATTTAATTGATATGAGGTCATAACACCATCATCAAAAGTCATATATGAACCGTCTGGGGTATAATCTACGGTACATGCTTGTAATGCACATGTCTTGATTTTATTTAATCCTGGATGTTCGTTATCACCTTTATGCTTATATACTATTTTAAATACGTTGGGAGCTTTAAGGAACAAATTTCCTGCTCCTTTCTTTGGTGCCATTCCTTCTTTAAAAAATCTTATTATACCAAGAACAATTTCAGATTCTCTTTTGCTTCTTGGACTTAATCTGAACGTAAAATTAAAAGGTCTTAGTTGTGGGCCTTGAAATAGCAGTTCAAGGTTGGGATTTACGATAGCGCCAGAAACTCTAGATAATAATCCTTGAGCACTTACTGCTTGTTGTGCTAGTTCTAATTTTATGGCGGTTTTGAGCGCATCGCCAACACCACCTTCTCCCAATGTTCCCTCGATTTGAGATATAAATTGATTCACAGGATCACTTCCTTCCATAGCAGAAAAAGCTCCTGAAGCTAATCCATATTGATATGCATTCAATCCAAGTCCATTCCAATCAACACTATTTTGATCTGATAATGTAGGTTGTATAGGTAACGTTACATATCCTTTAGGAATTTCTGTTAAGGTTCTATTGCCCCAACCTAACTTATTTTCTAATGGTGATCTGGTTCCATATTCGAGCATATTAAATTGAATATAATCTTGCGTTGGGCTTCTGTCAATTGGATAATGCAAAACTGGATATTCTTTTCTTTCTGGAGATCCTTCAAGATTTGGTATTCCTGTTTGTGCTAATGCCTGTATTCCTGAAGTTAGATCTTCTGATATATCTGATTCATCCGTTGGTGTAGGTTCTTCTGAATCTACATCTGCCCCTTGATCAGATTTACTTCTATTATTAGATTGTATAGTATTTGCTTGCTTTGCAGATATTACCTGAGCAAGTCCTGGTTGAGTATTTGCCGCAAGATTGATGAGATTATTTTGAACTGCATCATAAAACTTACCACCACTTGTGGATAATGATTGTTGTGCGGTTGCTCCTAAAACAGGATCTCCTACATTTTTTCCTGGAGGAATTTTTCCAAGATCTGCATCTTCTTGTGAGTAATTTCTAAACCCATAAGTTCTTCCATTATCTGCAGTAGATCCAGCCCTAACCCATCCACCTGGATTAAAATTATCTATAGAGTCGGCAGTTCCTGGAGTCCATGTTTTTCCGTCAGAAGTTCTTGCTGCAGGTTTAGGTGCATAATATAAATCAGTTCTTGCTGTTCCTTCTATAGGTTTTCCATTACTATCTACTTTATATCCAGTAATTGTTCTAAAGTAATAATTTTGATTACTTCCAGGCAATTTTTGTGCAAATTGATTGCCGTAGATATATTTTATCTTATCAGCCATCAGAAATCTCTCCCGTTTACAAGGTGAGCCAGTATCTCAATTTTTTGTAAAGTAAGAGACATTTATAGGTGAGTTTTTATTTATTTAGCTCTAAACTTAGCATATCCAAGAGATCTCAAATAATCAATTTCATTTCTTTCTACGTACAAAAGTTTTCCGCTGACTTCTTTCCAAGTATATCTTCTCATTTCTCCCCAGTGAAAATTGATCCCCTCGAATCCCCAAGGTTCTACAGAAGTCACTGCTACAAGTGGAAATTCATCGTATCTAATATTTTTTGTTTTTGTAGAATATACGAATGTATAATATTTGCCAACTTGAGGAACAACTTTTTCTATTTTAAAAACTTCCATAATAGCTAGCATAATATCATCAGGTTGTTTATAATTATTTTTTTCTATGTTTGATTTTAGTATTCGCGTTTTTTGCTTTGGTGGAAGAGTTTGTTTTTTTGGTTTTACTTCGACAATATAAGTTTTTGTTTTTCCCGTCTTTTCTTTAACTTTTATTATAAAGTCAGGAAAATATCTATGAACACGATTGTCTACTGGAGAAATGTAAGGTATCCAAAATTCTTCACTTCCCCATTCGATTATATTTTCGTTTAAGTCGCACCAATGACAAAATTTTCTCTCCCAACTGCTACGGCAGATAATATTATTTGGGTCACCTTTATATTTTTGTGGATGCGAAGGTTTATACCTACTTTTAATACTTTCTGCCATTTATTTTGATACATAATATATACGGTAAAATTATTTATAGATGGCATTCGGATCCCCATTCCCTAGTATCAAGGGAATAAGTTCAATAAAATCCACCTTGCTTAGACCAGCATTAACATCTCACTATGAGTGTTGGTTCAATCCTCCAAATGATGTAACTAATTGGTTAAAAAAATCTGGGAGATATGAGTATGATTCTAGTTTTATTTCACTTTCTTGCTCTGAAGCATCTCTTCCAGGTAGCAGCTTAGCAACTCATGAAATTAATAATGATTTCAGTGGAGTAACAGAAAGACATGCATATAGAAGAATATATGATGACAGAGCTGATTTTACTTTTTACGTTGACCATGATTACAATATAATTTCATTTTTTGAGGGTTGGATATCTTATATTGCAGGAGAAGAATTTTCTGGAAAGTTGCCAGAATCTCAATATTACTATAGAGTAAGGTATCCAGATGGTACAGGAGAACCTCATACCAAACTAAAAAGTGGAGGTCCTGGAAGTGGATATAGAGCCTCTAGTTTGTATATTAACAAATTTGAAAGAGATATGTCTGGCAAATGTTTAACATATAGATTTATAAAAGCTTATCCAATATCAATTAACTCAATGCCGGTTTCTTATGATGGATCAAATCTTTTAAAATGCACAGTATCTTTTACTTACTTAAGATACGTTGTGAATAAGCAAGATTATGTGTTAACAACATCATCTTCGGAACCATCTACTCCAGGAACTGAGGAAACTCAAACACAACCTTCAGAAATTAATATTGATAAACTATTGAGATCAAGCGGAGCAAGTTTTACGAGTCCCCTCACTCCAGGACAAACTGATTTAAATCAAGGTTTATCTTGAAGCAATAAATAATTCAACTGAATCTTTATAAGACATTATGCCTTTACCAAAAATTTCTACACCAACATATGAGTTGGAATTGCCTTCTACTGGACAAAAAATTAATTACCGACCATTTCTGGTAAGAGAAGAAAAACTTCTTGTAATTGCCCTGGAAAGTGAGGATACAAAACAAATCACTACAGCAATTAAAACTGTAATTAAAAATTGCATTCAAACAAAGAATATCAAAGTTGAATTTTTGCCCACATTTGATATAGAATATTTGTTTTTGAATATTAGAGGAAAATCTGTAGGAGAAGAAATAGAGGTTAATATTATATGTCCTGACGACGGCGAAACAACTGTTCCGGTAAAGATTAATATTGACGATATTAAAGTTCAGAGAAGTGAAGAACACAATCCAAAAATTCAAGTTGATGAAAATATCATTATGGAAATGAAATATCCATCACTAGATCAATTTATCAAGAGTAACTTTGATTTTTCGGGTGACAATAATATGGATCAATCTTTTGACTTGGTTTCTTCCTGTATTGATAAAATCTACACAGAAGAGGAAGTGTGGAGTTCTTCTGATGTAACCAAAAAAGAACTTGTTGAGTTTCTAGATCAGATGAATTCTTCTCAATTTAAGCAGATTGAAAAGTTTTTTGAAAGTATGCCAAAGTTATCTCATGAAATTAAGGTTACAAATCCAAATACTGAAGTTGAAAGTACGGTAGTTCTTGAGGGATTATCAAGTTTTTTCGCATAGGAATGGTCCATATGGACCTTGAAAATTATTTTCAATTAAATTTTGCCTTAATGCAGTATCATAAATACTCATTAACTGAGATTGAAAATATGATTCCTTGGGAAAGGGATGTTTACGTTGCATTATTGAAAAATCATTTAGAAGAAGAAAAACTCAAGCAACAACAAAATGGCAGTTGAAGCAGGAAAACTTGCACTGTACGAGGGAACGAGAGAATCTGATTTTGTCACTGAGGACATTGACGAAAGGATTCTTGAGATACTTGGGATAGAAGAACTTTACGATTTTACTTATGGCGAATATAAGCAGATTCTTTTTACAGAACTACAGAAAGTAAATAAAGGACAAGAAAAATCTACTGATAGAGCTATGCTCCTTCAGGATGAATTTAAAAGAGTAAAAAATAAAATTGGCAAATTTAAAATTAAAAAAAAGAAGATAACGGCAGAAAATATAGGTGTAACTGGACCAATTAGGGTATCTAAAGAGAAATTTTTTCTTGCAGGAAAAGCAGTAATTCCTGAAGTATAATATATTGCATAGATTATTGGTACAAAATCAATATGCCAAAACTAGTGCAGAAAGTGAAAGAAAGAAAGAAGAAAATACTAGTAGAAGAAATAGAGAAAGTGAACTAGAAAAACCAATACAGAAAATGGTTTCTCTAGCAACTAAAATGCTAGCACCGGTCCAAAACATTTTAGATAGTATTTTTAAATTTATATTTTTTACATTATTGGGTAGAGCATTTGTAAAACTCACAAAATGGTTTGCAGATCCAAAAAATAAGAAAAAAATAGCAACATTAAAACAATTTTTGAAAGATTGGTGGCCCAGTATATTAGCAGCGTTTGTATTATTTGCAACTCCATTTGGAAAGTTTGTTAGATCTACAATAGCGACTCTTGCTAAATTCACTCCAAAGATATTATCTCTAATAAAAGCAAATCCTTTAACAAGTTTAGTTGTAACCACTTCTGTTGCGGGAACAATTGCAAGATCTAAAGAAAGAGAAAGAATAAAACCTTTTCTAGAAGAACAAAGAAAAAATATCCAAATCGAAGAAAAAAATCCAAACTTACCTTGGTACAAAAAATTTGGCAACTTTTTTGCTGGTCAAGAATTAAAATTGGGACAATCCAATCAAGCAATTGTCGCACCAGTTCCTGGCGCAATGTATTCTAGTGGCGGCACAGTATCTGGTTTTAGTGGATTGGTAACTGATCAAACTGGCACTAAAGTTTCTGGTGCTGGGCAAGATACTCA